GTCTATCTTCATGTGGTGGTATTTTAATTGTAGACTTTTTAGGAAGGACATGAAACATGGCTAAGCGAGGACGGAAGCTGACAGGCGACCACAGGCTGACATCAACAGAGGTGAAGCGCAAGCATGATGACTTGTATGCCTCAATCGACAAGCGGCTTGATGAAGCGCGTACATTGATTGACTGGACTCGGCGATAGAATGCCGAGAAGTGTCTTGAGAAATGGGTGCAGACCTATTGCATAGGGATACTGCTTGATGACGCGCCTCCGCCAAAGGGCGTCTCTATCTTGCAGGAGATGGAGCGCGCTCTGAACGATGTGAGGCCGTACATGATTATGATGGGCAGAGGCAACGGCAAGACATGCTACGTTGAATGTGCGGCTTGCTATGCGCTGGCCACAGGCAAGCGTAGATTTCCTGTTGCGATATCGGCGAATGCCAGAGCAGCGTGCAACATCTTGAACGACATATTCAGAATGTTCCAAGAGCCAGACACTCCGTTTGCATAGGACTACCCAGACTTGTGCTTGCCGATATAGATTGCCAATGGGTCGTACAGAAGAAAGCAGACATACAGAGGCGTTGGCACTGAGATAAGCAAGACGGCGAACCAGTTCACCCTTGCCAGACTACAGCAAGAAGACGGGACCATGCCGAAGACAGGATGCATCATGGCGACAAGAGGCATAACATCTGGAATACGCGGCTTGAAGTACCACACACAGCGTCCAGACTTGGTGCTGCTTGATGACTTGCAGACCTCTGAAGACGCTGAGAATGCAGAGCAAGTGGACAAGCTGCTGAACATCATAAAGAAGGATGTGTTCAACTTGGCTGGCAGAGGGAAGCTTGCAGTGCTTCAGACCGCAACGCCCATTGCACCAGATGACCTAGCGGAGCGCATTTCTCAAGACACTGTGTGGAAGACCACAATATGGCCGTCCATAGTCAAGTGGCCGAAGGACATACAAGAGAACGGCGACAAAGGCCTGTGGGGGAGATACTTCAGAATGTTCGACGCGGAGAACGTTGATGACCAGTCTCATGAGCATAGCTTGCAGTTCTACATGGACAACCAGAAGGAGATGGACGAAGGCGCGGAAGTCTTCAACCCGAACAGATTTCTGCGCTCGGACGGACACATCACGGCACTGCAAGCTCTCCTTGAGAAGCAGCACACGATTGGAGAAGCGGCATTCGCCGCAGAGATGCAGATGAAGCCGAAGAGGTACAGCTTCCAGATTGACATACAGCCGAAGGTCATATTGTCAAGAGCCAGCGACACCAAGCGTCTGCGTGTGCCAGACGGATATGTGTTTGTGGCATGTGCAACGGACTTGAACGTGTCCTATGCTGCATCCACCACTATAACGGCATTCAAGCCAGACATGACTGCGCATGTCCTGTACCATGAAGTCACTCGATGCAAGATTGACTCGAAGCTCAATGACACTGAGTACAGCCAGAATGTCTACAATCTGCTTGTGAAAATCGGCAAGCAGATAAAGAGCTTGGGTGTCAAGATTGACGGATGGGCGATAGACGCTGGCGGCAGAAACTGGAATGCCGTATGCAGCTACGCAAAGCAAGCGATGTCATCATGCGGACTTCCAGCATGTGCATTCGCTGGACGTGCCGCGAACATATTCAATCCGTTTGTCCGCTCACGTCTCAGAAATGCGATAGGCCGCACTGTGCTGTGCGGCGACTAGGCCGAGCACATAAAGTCTGGAAGCGGACAGAAGTACGTGTTCTTCGATGCGGACTTGTTCAAGGAGATGGTGTAGAAAGCATTTCTCTCAGAGCATGGCGCACCGGGCTCTTGCTCCGTCTATGACGGGGACGCTGACGAGCATTCGGACTTCGCAATCCAAGTGTGCAACGAGAAGCTGCTGTTCGTCAAGCATTCACAGGACGGGCGCAACCACTACACTTGGAAGTCGGCAGAGCCGCATGACTTCCTTGACTGCATGAGCATGTGCTATGCCGTTGCAAGCTCACAGGGCATATCGAGCATGAACATAAACAGCGGCCTTGAGTCTCATAGAATGAAGACGCGGCACAAGCCCAAGCCAAGGGTGAGACTTGTCTGAGAGCGTTGCTGGTAAGTAATTTCAAATGAACATTACGCAGAAAAGAAAAGTGCTTCAGCGCATTCAAGAATGTGAGAATGACATTGAAGAGCTGAAACGTTGCCGCTCTGAGATTGCCAAGACTGGCTATGCTTCTGCCACGCTTGCCTCCAGCGGCGGCAGCAAGAGCTACACACGACTGGATTTGACAAAGATAACAGAGGCAATATCGGCATTGAACAGCGAGCTTAAGAAGCTGAAGGCGATGCTCAAGGGCAGCAGCTCTCAGACGCTGTGGCAGTCAGTGCTGGTAGTCTATGACTTGTGAGGAGAATCATGTTTGGATTTTTCAAGAGAAAAGCACCCGAATGGAAAGACCTCAGCGGCAAGCAGCGGCTGTAGATAACAGGCAAGATTGCAAAGGGAGTCAAGGCACTTCAATACGGAGCGAGGTACAAGCTTGTGTCTGGCACCGACGTGTGGCAGCGCGAGAGAGGGTACACTGAGCAGTTCAATGAAGATGAGATATTGAACTCCTATGGGCGTGGCCAGATGCTCGACATGGCGCGCAACGCCACACGCAACTCGTCTGTGTTCAGCGGAATGCTGAAGCAGTTTGACTTGAATGCCGTAGGCACCAAGGGCGGCAAGGCCATATTTGACTTCGAAGGCTCCGACAGGATAAGAGCCGAGTTCTCAAAGTGGACGAGAGACGCGGACTTCTTCGACGGCCTTTCATTCAACACAGTGCTGAAGCTGATTCTAAAGACCTACATATTGGGCGGCGACATGGTGCTGATGTTCGATGACGGACTTCTTGAAGACAGCGGCAAGCTCGTCATCTACGAGCCTGACGAGATTGGAAGCACGACACCAGAGGCCATTGCAAGCCACTATGGGAAGTCGGCCAGCCAGTCTCTTGGAAGAGTCTACAACGGCAACAGCAGATTCATAGGCGCGGTTGTGAGCCGCAGCTAGAGAGGCAATGAAGTGTTCGACCCCAAGCAGTGCTACTTCTTGAGGCGCGACCCAGACGCATCAATGTTCGACTCGTTCTGGATGATGCCTAGGAATGTGTTCAGAGTTGCACAGGGACGCGGAGTGTCGCCGATGGCACAGTCACTGGCCACAATACTTGACCTTGAAGACCTATGCGGATATGAGCTTGCTGCGGCCAAGAAGAACTCTCAAGTTCTAGCCCAAGTGTGGCAAGAGTCAAGCGGCACAAATGAAGAGGCAACCGCTCCGTCTGTGTTCGACACAGACGCTGACTTGGACAACATGACGGACGAAGAGATTGAAGAGCTTGCCAAGGCCGAGGCCGATGACAACGTGCAGACGCAGACGCTTGACAGAGTGACTTCAGCTGGCGTCATCTACCAAGTCATGCCAGAGAACTACAGGATGGAGCTTCTTGACACCAAGCATCCAAATGCCACAATGCCAGAGTTCATAAACTGGCTGGCCACAAAGAGCGCGGCACCATTTGGACTGTCACAGCACTTCGCAACATTCATGCCCAACGGCTCTGACTTCAGAGCAAACCAGCTCTTCTCAGAGCGCGCATTTGAAGAGGCGCAGAAGTTCCTTGAACAGATTTGCGACTGGACACTCTACCGCTGGTCTCTGTGGGCGAACAAACGCGGCATCATAGACAGACAGCCAGACACGTTCATCGCAGAGGTCGCTTGGTCATGGCCTCGCATGGAAGAGCTTGACGAGAACGCACATCAAGATGCAGTCGAAAAGAAATTGAGGAACATGACCAGCTCGTACAAGCAAGAGCTTGGTCCAGACTGGAAAGAGACATTGACCACAATCAAGGACGAGATTGACTGGTGCAAGCAGAACAACTTGCCGCACCCAGCATACAACATGATTTCTGGCGGTGAACGCACAGGCGTAGACAGTGCGGTTGAGAACGAAGAGTAAGTAATATCACAATGAAGAACTTTGCAATATACGGCGCGATTGTTGACACTGACGAAGAGCGGGGCACATTCGAGGATGCGACCCCAGCCCAGTTCAAGTCATTCATATCCAAGCTTGAAGAAGGTGAAGAGCTGCAAGTCGCAATCAACTCTCCTGGTGGCAGCGTGTACGGCGGCATTGCCATTGCCAACATGATTAAGCAGCTACAGGCAAAAGGCCACAAGACAACGGCATTTGTCGAAGGTGTGGCCGCTTCAATAGCAAGCGTGATAATGTGTGCTTGTGAGAATGTCATCATGGGCGAGTCCTCTCTGGTCATGATTCACAACTGCTGGTCAATTGTACAAGGCGATGCAAACACACTTCGCAAAGAGGCGGACACAATGGACGTGATGAACGAAGCGATAGTCAGCTTCTACAAGTCCAAGTTCAATCTGCCAGTGGAAGTGCTGAAGACAATGATGGACGAAGAGACGTGGTTCTCTGGAAGAGAGGCAGTTGACTTCGGCTTCAAGTGCGAGGTGCTTCCAGACGAAAGAGGATTCAGCATTGCAGCAAAGGTGAAGGACTTTGACTTCAGCAAATTCAAAAAACAACCAAAGGCAATAACAATGGAAGAGCAGACAAAGGAAAACACGGAGCAGATAGAAGCTGCTCTTGAATAGATATCAGCAGCAGTTGTCGATGAAGCGCAAGCAGCGGAGCCAACAGCTGAAGAGCATGTTGAAGAGACTGTCGAAGAGACAGTGCCAAAAGCCGAAGTCGAGAAGCGTGTGTCTGGAATGCAGTCAGCAATGGCAAAGCAGATGGACGCAATGAAGAAAGACTTCGAAGCGAAGATAGCAGATTTACAAGTTCAGATGAAGGTGAAAGACGAGGAACTGACAAAGGCCAAGGCCGAAGTCACCAGCCTCACCGACAGCCTTCACAATGCCTCAGAGGAATTGTCAAAGATGACATCAGCCTTCAAGGAGAAAGCAGACGCACTTGATGCTCTGAACGCTAGTGTGAACACACCCAATGAGACAACCGACTGGAAATCTCTAAAGGGCAAGGCGTTCTTCGACTGGTACAAGAAGACGCACTAATCATCAACCTTAAAAGAAAGAAACTAAAAATGGCATTCTCAGATTTGGCCCTCAAGGCCGCAAGCGAGTCCGCAATAATTGCGGCTCACAAGAACCTCGCAAAACTTAGCCTGTTTGCTAAGAACTTCAGCGAACTACAGGGAGTCCCCGGCAAGTCAATCGCCGTCCCTGTGTACAACCTCAGCGCAGCTGCTGCATTCGTGGCCGGCTCAAACGACTACGGCACTGGTTCAAATGAAATCGGCGGCGAGCTGATAACTCTCGACTAGCACCTTGTAAAGTCTGTTTCCATAACCGATGTTGAGGAAGCAGAGACTGGCATTCGCTGGGCAACAGACACATCTTACGCTCTTGCCGACATGCTTACACGTGGTGTCAATGACTATGTGTTTGGTCTCATCAATGCAACAAACGTTGAGCTAAGCGCTACCACTCCAGCAACCAAGGCAACCATTGCTGGTCTCTATGCAATCGCAGAGGACAACGACATTCCAGTTGACCAGTGCATTGTCGCAATGAAGCCAACTAATTTCTCTGGTGTCCTCAGCTGCCTTGACTACACAGTGTATGGTTCAACAGATGCAATTCAGCTCGGTGTGATTCCCGGTCTTTACGGATTCAAGGGATTCGTCTGCGCACCAAACCTTCCAGAGGGAGTGAACGGCGCAATAATCTGCGACACGGCAATTGGCGTTGCTTCTCGCTATCTGGCTCCTGGCACAGTAGGCGCATATCCTCAAGTCTGGTCTGCAACAGAAGAAAGTGGATTCACTGTCGGCTATCGCAGATTCATGGACTTGAACGCTGGTGTTAACAAGTTCGCAGCTGATGTCCTCTTCGGCGCGAAGATTCTCCAGCCTTCCAAGATTGTCCGCCTCGTATAAGAGAGACAATGACACAAGCAGCAATTGATGGCTGCTAGTTGAATGCGGGCCGCAAGAGCCGAGAGGTTCTTGCGGCTTGCTTTGTCTGGTAAGTAATACTGAAATGAACTCTCCATTTGATGACATAGACAAAGCCTTCCTTCCGTTCTTCACTGATGCATTTGCAGTGACCACGAAAGACGGCAAGAAGACAACGCTGCATGTGTGCCTGTTCACGGACATGACAGAGCAGCCGCTGTCCGAAGGCGCATTCGAGACAGAGCGCAAGGCCGTCTCTCTTGTGTGCAGAGAAGATGACTGGCCATGGGTGAAAGACAATTTGGCGAGAGGCGACACTGTTGTTGACACAAAGTCACTGCGCAAGTACAGTGTCACATCAATTGACGATGACCCAGCCATAGGCAAGATGATACATGCAAGGGAGTGCTGACCATGTTGCAGCTCTCAATGAATGCCACTGTTGAGGGCGGCAAGCCTCTGCGTGTGCTTGAAGAGATGATTGCCGTGCGTATGCGTCTTCTGAAGCAGACGGCTAAGCAGGCATTGAACGCAACAGCAGTCCAGCTCATAAAGTCTTTGAAGGCCGCAACCAAAGTCGCAAAGGCAGAGAAGATTGAGATTGAGGACTGCCAAGGGCTGATGATGTCGTTCTCCGCACATGGCAAAGAGAAGCCAAAGCCATGCCTTCGCTGGCGTGGAAGCAAGATGCACTTCTATCCACCACAAGGCTCTAAGGTCCTATACACACAGGCAGCTCTCGCAAGCGGCAAATGCACATAGGTGTGGACTTTCAAGATTGGCTACGGCAAGAAGCAGACCACATGGTACATTGCGGCAGTGTCCGCATCTGAAGCGCGCAGAGAGGCGAAGGCAATACAGAAGCGAAGGATGAACCAGTACAAGGGACTGGCAAAGCTGGCATGGGGCATTCTCTCTTGGAAGGTCGCATAGACATCACTTGGTGGAAGCAATGCCACGTCTAAGGCCAGTGCCACAGCTAGAAACACAACACGCGTTTCAAGACAAGGCGACACATCATTGACGCTTGAGGACAACTTGGACTATGCGGAGCTTGCCCTCAAGAACGGCAAGAGCGACATTGACGTGGCGGCGGCCAAGGCAGCAAACGCGATTGCAGGAATGATAAACAAAAGACTTGAGAACAAGGGACTTCATGAGCGAGTTGAAATCCCCTTCCCAAAGAGCTGAGACAAAGGACAACATCATGATTGAGAAAAAGATTGAAGACAAGATTGGAGAGAAGATTGAAGCTGCATTCACAGACAAGGGAATAGACAGCTTCCAGATTCTCAAGGCGTGGTCATGTGCAGAGCAGACCGAAGACAAGGATGCTTCCGTGATTGTCGTGCTTAAAGTGCATCCACGCGGATATGAGACATACACAGTGCCCACGGCGACATTCCCGATTGAGGTGACATTGATTGCAAGGGCAGACATAGACTTTGACGGCATAGGCTACATTGAAGTCACTGAAGCATTGTTCGACACGCTGCATGTCTGGCAGAAGGACATCCACGCGGCATGTCTGGACTTTGACATCGAAGGCGAGTTCTCTACTGCTGGAATGAGAATGGACGGCGGCAGCACAGGACTTGACAGAGACAACAAGACGTGGATATGCACGGAGAACTTGACTCTATACGGATGCATAGAGCAGTAAGTATAAACAAGAAACTATCTAACAAGGAAATCAACGATGGCATTCATACCTAAAACGGATTACTTCAGCTTGTCTGGCAACGGGCTGATTGTGTCTGACTCGGCAGATGGCAAGAGCGCGCAGAATGTGACCGCGCTGAAATAGGACGGCTCAATTGGAGCGAATGAAGTCTTTGCCGAGCTGCTTGCCCCTTCAAACACATATAAAATCAACGGCACAGTTAGCAAGCAAATCATACTTGGAAACGTGACTACAATTGGCGGCAAGAAGATAATGCTAGGCTCGGTGTCAATCGGCACTACCGCTGGCGGCGAACCTACATTCACAGCTTCTGGCGAAGAGGTCGAGCTTTCAGCCGCAAACAACACTTGCACATACACAGTGAACTTGGCTGGGCTTACACCAAAACGCCACGCACAGATTCTTCTGTCCGCATTTGAGTCTATCGGCAGCGGTGGATGCTTCTTGCAGGAAGCGAGCTACAACATTCAAGCAAACATCGGCAAGGCGACAGTGAACGGAGAGCCAGTGGCAAGCGATGTGACTGAGGGCATGATTGAAGCCAGCATCACGATAACGCAGACTGGTTCATCTGAGCCTACATTGACAGCTTGCGGCGACTGGCAGATTACATCACCTCTTGCTTGCACAAACCCAGATGCCAACTACCCGACTTGGACTGCGACACTTACTAAATATCTCCAGAAGGATGCTTGATGAATGGTCTCTGAAATGGCCATAGGCGACTGCGAGGAGCTTCAGGCCTAGGGCTTGAAGCTCACTTGCAAAGACATCATACGTTTGAATGCCCTTGGCGTGAAAGCCGAGAAAGGCCGTTCATCCGTCTCGTTCTACGCACTTCCAAGATGCTGCTTCCTAGGCGACTTCTGCTTTCGTGAGCCGACCATCGGCCATGAAGTCTGGTATGATGACGTGTCAAGAGAGTTCGAGGTAAACGACAATGTGACTGAGTTCTTCTTGAACGCATTCATGCTGAGCAGAGAAGTTGACGAGCTTCCAAAAAGCACGAACATTCCAGAAGTGAAGTACCAGCTTGACAAGTTCATCAAGAGCATTAGCAGCTTCACCATGCGGCAGATAATGCATGTTGTCTCATACTGCACATAGGGATGCAACGCAGACGATTGGGAAGTTCCAGAGACGAAGGACAAAGACGAAGAAGAGAACAGCGAAGATGAATGCATAGCTGTTGGGGTGATGAGAGATGCCCAAGCTCTAGCACTTGGCATCTCTCTTGATGATATGAAGAAGATGACGCGCTCAGAGCTTCAGCGAGTGATAATGAGAGCATACGACATAAAGCAGATACCGATATCAGATTCGATACGCCAAGAGTGCATTGGCGACTACTTCGCTACATTGCAGAGCATAAAGGACAGACTGGAGAAAGAGAGAGAAAATGGCTGAGTCAAGAGTCAAGATTAACATAGGCAGCAATGCTGATGTCTCGGGCTTTGCGAAAGTCAAGAATGCATTGGCCAGTGTTGCCTCAAAAGTCAAGGGGTTTGCCGCTAAGATTGGCAGCAACTTGATGAACATCAAGGCTGGCTTTGACATGCTGGCTGGTGCAGCTCGCTCTATCGGCGGACTTCTGCAAAAGGCTCTTGACGCTGAGACAATGACTGTCCAGTTCAAGACTTTGATGGGCAGCATGGACGATGCTAAGCAGCACATGGAGATGCTGAAAGAGCTTGGTGCAACTCCGCCCTTCTCGATGGAAGAGTTCGCTGCCGCTTCACGGCAGATGATGGTGATGTCCGACGGCGCGCTTGGAATGCGCGGCTCTCTTGAGCTGGTCGGTGACGCAGCAGCTGCAACAGGGAAGCCCATTGAAGAAGTCGGCAATGCTGTTGCAAGAGCCTATGCGATGATAAGAGACGGAGTGCCAATCTCAAGAACAGTGGCACAGCTTCGCAACATGGGCTTGATAACTCCAGAAGTTGCGGCCAGCTTGGATGAGCTTCAGAAGTCGGGTGCTTCAAGCATTGACATCTGGGACAAGCTAGAAGAAGCTCTCAGCAAATACAAGGGGGCAATGGAAGAGACCGAGCAGACCGGCAACGGAATGATTGGCGCAATACAGTCTCAGTGGGATGAAGGCATAAGAGACTTCGGCACCGCTCTTCTTGACTGCGGCAAAGTGTACATAAAAGAGTTCCTTGACTGGCTGAGGAAGATTCGTGAAGACGGCTCACTCAAAGAGTTCGTTGACAACATGGCGAAGTATGTCGAGAAGGCCATTGGATTCATCAGCAAATGCATAAGGGGCTTCAAGTGGCTGAAGGACACCATCACAGAGGCATTGTAGATAACAGGCGATGTTGTGGGTGCAATGATTGGCGGCGCATCCTTTGATGAAGCGGTGGACTCAGCGTAGAAGAACATGGACCAGCGCGAGAAAGAGCGCCAGATGGATGCAGAGGAAGAGGCTGAGAAGAAGCTTGCCGCATAGAAGCTCGCCGACGAGAAGAGGCTTGAAGCCGAGAAGCAGAAGAATGCCGAGAAGGAGAAGCAGAGACAAGCACTCAAAGAGAAGCTTAGAGAGCGTGAGATTCAGAAGGCAAAAGCCGCTGCCGAGAAAGAGCATCAAGAAGGATTGAAACAACAGCAGCGAGAAGACAAGTGGAGAGAAGAACAGCAGAAGGAAGAAGAGAAAGCCCGCCAAGAGAAACTGAAGAAGGATGCTGCTGCCCAGATTGAAGCTGTGAAGAATGCTCATGACGCAAATGTCAAACAAGTCGAAGACCAGATTAAAACTCTTGAGAAGTTCAAGGACAAGTTCGACAAAGAGATGAAGCGTGGAGTCGGAGCCGAGCAGTCAAGACGATGGGATGGTCAGTCAAAGACACAGCTTGACCCAGACACAGGCATTCCACAGAGTGTTGCCGATATGCTGAGAGCAAAGAGATTTGCCAAGGCTGGAACAGAAGAGCAGGGCAAGGCGGCTCACAGAGCTGCGATTGACGAGAACAGAGCCAAGCGACTTCAAGCTCAGCTAGACAGAGGCGGCAGCATATCAAAGCGAGACAAGAAATTTCTTGAAGACTTGAATGAGCTTAGGACACGGAGAGAAGCAGACGAGCGCATAAAGCAGTTGAACGAGCAGAAGGACCAAGCTGTGATTAACATGCAGCGTGATGTTTCCACAATAAAGAAGAGCTTGGAAGATGCACTTACATTGAAGAACTGAGGTGGAGCATGTCATTGATAAACGGATATTCAGACAACAACAAGCAGACGCAGACTGGACTTCAGAAGCAGTACAACTATGAAGCGAAGTTCTTTGTGATTAAGGACAACTTATACAGTGTGTACCGCGTCACTCGCCATGCGACAAAGCAGTACAGCTATGTGGGCATGACTGAAGGCGCAGCAAAGACATGTGTGACTGCGAAGATTGCGCAGTACACAAAGACCCACAAAGGATGGAAGCTCACATACAATGAATAGAGCGGCGTTGGCGTTGTTCCAGAGAACTACACTTCATGCGGCGCACAAGTGCAAGCAGTGCATGATGAAGGCGACATGTGGCACACGCAGATAAATGTGAACGAGCAAGATGAAGTGTGGACATTGACTTTGCCAGCAAACCTCGCATCTTTGTTTGACGAGACAGGAGACTACGACGAATGAAGCCCCTTCCACCAACAAGACTTAAAGCTGGCCAAGCTATTGGAGCTGCTGACAAGCTAGTTGACACATTCAACTGGCTTGTTGATGCCACCGAGAACTTGAAGGGAGATGGCTGTTTCATCTACGTCAACAAGGCCAATCCAGAAGTGCCGTAGATTGAGCTGGACATAGACAGCTTGCAGGACTTCTTGGATGGACAGCTAAGTGGACTAAGCGGATGTTCATGTGAGATGTCAGCGGAATTGTCCACAGGGACAAAGATTGGCTCGTTCACGAATGATGGATGGCAGACCCAAGTTGACCTCTATGCGCCTAATGGGGGCGAATGCGCATGCGACCTTCAGCAAGTTCTGACCGCAGGAACTGAGATTGCAAGATGGACAAAAGACGGCCAGAACTGGACTAGCATATACAGCTAGTCTGGCGGTGGTGACTGCTCATGCGAGATGAGTGCAATAGTCACGGCTGAGACATACGATGACGCTGCATATCGGACCAATGCAAAGATTGCGCAGTTCAAAGACTGCAATGGAAACACCACAGACATATATGCTCCAGACTCGGCGCGCTTCCAAGGGAATGTCGGTGCCAAGACAAAGACCTCTTGGAGCAAGAGCTTCCAGTTTGAGACGATGACATCATCAAATGTCCAAGTGATATGCTAGGGAAGCACCATCTCAATTGGTGCATTCTACGTGTGAGGTGAACTATGGCAATCGTCGCAACTAGAAATGCGCAGAACCCGAACTGGACAAACAGCAGCTACAAGTACATGTACAACAATGTCCAGCCACCGCCAGCATGGTCAGCCCAAGCCCCAGGCGGCATAGTCTGTGATGACAAGATTATGCCAAACAGAGACATTGACGATGCTGCAAATGGCACGGACACATGGAAGATTCTGCGTGGCGTGGACTTGTACTTCGCCGCTGAAGGAGCATTGGAGCGTTATTACGCTGGAAACTAGTTCTAGCTAGTTGGTATATGGCCTAGAAATTCTTATTCATTCGTCCGCAGTCGCGGCATAATAGAGTCCCAGCTTTGGCAGTACACACAAGGGAATGACCCAAACGGAGCTAAGACTGGCCTTGCAAACTGCTATAAAGACTTGTGGCTGTCTGGGGTATCTACGGCAAGCGACTTGCAGACATCTTACTCCACTTGGGCAGATGGTACGCCAATAGACGGCAGCAATCCGCCTAGCTCATCTGGCATAAGGCAAGGCTGGGAATATTTTCTAGACTTTGCCATTGGGAAATATGAGCTTAGTGACATGGCATCTAGATATGGCGACTTCGCATCTGGAATGCCGTTAGTCGCTGACAATGTTCGCAGAGTGTATTGGGACATGAAGCGGCTGCAATGGTACATGCCAAACACAGGAACTGGAACTTCATGGAATGTAAGCCATGCTGCAACAACAGCTTGGTCACGCAGCAGCTGGTCACATCTTGAAGGCTACACGCCGCTTGAACCGTTGACAGGGACAACCGAGATATGGCATGAAGAGAGACACGTGTTTGACTATGGCACTTCAGACTAGAGAGGCGGCTATTGGGGATTCTACACAAACGCTGGAACATACACAGCTCCACGGACGGGGTTGCTGGACTCAAGCGGCACATACACATCATTTCTTGGTTCAGAGCAAGCGTGCTATCTTGCACTGCATTTGACTACAGGCGGCGATGACATATCTCCAAGAGACATATACGAGTTCTGGAAAGTTCCGTATTCTGTGAACCAATATGGACAAGTGCAGATAGCAGCGAACCAAGCCAGCAATGCAGCTTATCAGATGGTGCAGAAATGGAATGCTGGAGTTCCAAGACAGATGGGAGCTGCTTACAGATGGACATTTGTGTACATAGACCACATCTCGACAGTGTGCAAAGTGTCTGACAGAACAGACATAAGCCAACTAGCTTGGAACTGGCAGCCGTGAACAGCTTTAGCTGTAAGTACAGATGAAACCTATGCTTGATGTTTCAAGCTGAAATGGAGAACTAGATGATTGGAGTCATAGACATTGAGGTTCAAGCCTAGAACCCCGAAGCACCGCTTTATCCCTTGAAGGCATTTGTCAATTCGCCTTCATCAATACGTGTGAGAAATGCGCCAAGGTGGATAGGCGACTGGCATCTGACGAAAGTCTACATCAGTGCCGTATATCCAGATGGACAGACAACGACCGTGCAGTGTGTGCCGACTGGCGGCGTATGGGTGGGCACATTGGCTGGAACAGCAACAAGCGGAACAACAGAGAACGGCTACACAATTCTCGCAGACGGAATCGACGAGAACATGAATGCCGTCACAGGATATGTGCTTGGCAAAGGCGACATATTCATCTTGAACGCAGACGGCACACCATCCCCAGATGTGCATGTTAATTATGTGCGTCTTCTGTCAAGTGAAAGCACTGCTCCAGCTGAAGGCGACATGTTCCCGACCGAGAGCGGCTACAACATCTGGCAAGACGGCGAAGCACATCAGCTGGGAATGACGCGAGAGGACTTCAGCAAAGGTGAGATACTTCTTCCATATCTCTCGGACATGATTTTCCAGATGGACGAGCCGACACCAAATGGAAGGCGTGACGCGCCTGTTGGCATAAAGGACTTGCGCTGGAAGTTCGACACAATAGACTAGGGGCTTGCGGACATCAGTTCACAGATTGGCGACCTGTCAACAGTCATACACGACATCTGAGGTACAACACATGACGATAGCAGAAGAGATTTCAGCGTTGCAAGAGCGCATAGCGGACGCATATCTAGCATGTGCGCGCAAAGGCGGAATGCAGCCGGTGAAAGAAGACACATGGCATCTTCCAGAGGCAATCGAGTCAATACCGCAGAGCAAGTACGGAGTGACGCTTGACGGAATGCTCGGCAATAGAGACGCCAATTCATTTCTCATGCCGCCGACATAGCCTTACAATTTTGAGAGCGAAGAAATCTGGGGAGTGAATGACTATACATTGAGGTACAAGTTCATAGGCGAACGGACATTGGCAAGAGTGAGTCTGCCGTATATGGCCAGCGTTGGCGAGCAGGGAATGTTCCAGTGCTTCTATGAATGTCCTTCTCTGTTCAGTGTTGAATTTGGCGGATTGACTTCAATAGGACCAAGTGCGCTGTACAGCGCATTCTACAACAGCGGGTCTATTGAGACGGTAGACCTCTCAAGCCTCAGACAGATAGACACCTACGGCATGTACCAAGCCTTCAGCAATTGTTCGTCTCTTGCGGCCATAGACTTAGGAGAGCTTACATCACTTGGGTCTTATGGGCTGAACAGAGCGTTCTATGGATGCACCTCTCTGCAATATGTCTGCATGTCTAATCTCTCTTCGATTCCAACACAGGGACTAGCATCAGCATTCCAGAACTGCACATCATTGAAGACCGTGCAGCTGGCAAAGCTCTCTAACGCTGGCACGGCTTTGCAGAATGCTTTTTCAAATGCGTTCAACGGATGCACATCACTTGAGCTTGTTGACTTCTCACAGGCAACTGCTGTTCCGACTCTTGCCAACATCAACGCGTTCGGCAACACGAACAGCACGTACAAGATTGTTGTGCCAGATGCTCTGTACACGACATGGATTGCGGCAACGAACTGGTCGAACACGGCAATAAAGCCACACATCGTGAGGGCTTCTGAGTACCAGCCATGACACACTTTTTGTTGTAAGTAATAATGGACATTCAATAAGGATGAACGATGAAAATCTATACACAGACATTCGACTTGGCTAAACCAAGTCCCAAGAAGTTTTGGGTTGCACCATACTCTGACTTCGCAATAGGAATTAAAGTCCTCAGCAATGGTGAGGCTGTTGCAGATGGCATCACAGTTGAAGCAAATGGATAGACATTGACGGCAGAAGCGGACACGGTTGCTGGCTTCACTGTGTACAACATTTCATCTGAAGGCACAGGCTTCGTCAAGTACAAAGTGACATGCAAAGGACAGACATTTGAATTGGCGCAGATTGTGACAGACTCCACAGTCTTTGAAAAAAAAAATGACGCTGAAGGTGGGGCAAGCACAAAGTATGGGATAAGTCTGGACAGCTTCCTCGGCGAGCTGGATTCTAACGGACAGCTTCTTGCTCCGACCGATACGAGCTACGCATTGAGGTCGGACGAGATATTGAGACTAAACTCTGCGTCTGTCAGCGCGCTGCCGAAGACGAACCTGACGGAGATTGACCTTCCGAACCTCGTCCAATGGGGCGGCGGCACATTCTTCTCGACATTCCAGAACTGCGCTAGCCTGACATCTGTCAGTCTTGGGATTTCGTCGCTCACGCCGCCTGGCATGATGCAGTCATTCCAGAACTGCACGGCTCTGAAGCGTGTTGAACTTCCCAATCTAGCTGATATAGGCGAGTCTTCAATGGTTAGGGCATTCTTGAGCTGCACCGCTCTTGAGTATGTCAATCTGTCTGGACTGAAGACGATTACCAGCTATGACGGAATGCAGCAGACGTTTCAAAGCTGCACGAGTTTGAAGTACGTTGACATGTCCAATTTGTCGTCAATTGCAAACGGCGGAGTTTTCAGTTAGACATTCATGGGCTGTTCAAGCCTCCAGTTCGTTGACTTCAGAAATGCGGCTGCCGTTGTCGCTCCGCCCTCTGGCGCTGGCATTTTGGACTCGATGTTCTATAACACGAACAACACGTTCAAGGTCATCGTGCCTGATACTCTTTACGATGCGTGGAAGGCAAATTCGGCGTGGAACTCTTGGAAGACTCACATCGTAAAGGCGTCTGAATACCCCGTCATCATGACGCAGTATGGCGGACAGGACAACATGGACAATAACTAATTCAATAGAGGTGAAAAGACATGAGCGCAGAAAATCCAAGATGGTATAAGTGGTATCCGACAGAGGAAACAGACCTTGGAAGCAATCCAATTGAAGGTGACTTTGATGTTAATGACAGATTCATGGTTCCGTCCCCATTTACACAAGAAGATGGTTCTATAAGCTGGCTATGGACTCCATATTTCTACAGTTCTGCTAAGAGTGAATGGGGAAGAAATGTGTCAAAGAAAGTCGGGCCCAGAATACAGCAAGTCTTTGAAGCTGGTGTGAAAATTCCAGCACCAATCTATACTGAGATTGGCGGTCAGCAAGTTCAAGTCCCTGTATATTATGCGTATATGGGTGACGGTGTTTGCGCGTTGAAAGTCCCTAACGCCGAGCTTGAAGAAGTGACCACAACCTAATGCTTAGGGGGTGACACGCAATGAACGAGCATGAGATGTACTTGAAGCTAAGTGACAAGATTGACAAGCTCATCGACAAGCTTGACAGCAAATTTGAGCAGTTTGACCACAAGCTCTAGAACCATGAAGTCCGCATCGTGGTTCTAGAGCAGAGACCGACTGAAGACAAAGGCGACTTCAAGTCACAGATAATTGCATTGCTTGTCAAAGCTGTCGTGATTGGCTCTGTGGCAATAGCGTCACTCGCTGGTGCTGGCGGAATTGTGAAGAACATAATGGTTGGTTGACATGATTAATAACGTAGATTCAATGCCGCCCTATGAGCGGCAGCTGCTTCTGGTCTTCAACATGGCAATGGAGAACTCGCCGCAGCTGAACGAGACAAAGAAGCGAGTGATTGAGCAGAAGATTCAAGAGATTGCAGACGTGTGGACTAAAGACAACTTTGTTTGACGAGGTGCGCCATGCAAAGAAGCATATTTCCAGCAAGCCAATACAATGACGGAGAAGGCAACTTCATAGACATGAGCTATTACAGGAAAGCTTATGGCATTGAAGCTCCTGACTCGTTCCAGACTGAGTGCGACATCGCAGACAATTCACAGTGCTGCGATGTGTCATGGCATTCGTATTGGGAACGCTTCTTCAAGCAGTGCTGCGACAATGTTGCCAGAAGCATTGACATCGACGGAAAGATGCACATGGTGAGAAGAAGCCAGCAGCAGCTAAGCTCAAGCATTGCCGAAGTGTCTGACAGCATACGCAATGTGACATCACACATAGAGGCCATCCAGAAGCTGCTGGACACACTCTCTTCTAGCATAAAGGACAACATTCAACATGTGAAGAATGACATCCAGAGGCACAGGAGTGAACTGGATGCATTGTCTGGAAAGGCAATGTCTTCACTGTCAAGCATATCCAACAACATCCATGCGGTCAAGAACGAGATTGAGCAGCACAGGAGCGAAATAGATGGGCTGTCTTCAATGTCATCGAGCATCCAGAAGAACATTGCCAACGTGAAGACGGACATCGACAAGCAGAGCAATGAGCTTGGCACACTCTCTTCCAGCATGAAGGACAACATGCAGAATGTGAAGACAGACCTTGAAAGGCACAGCAGCGAGCTTGGCGCATTGTCCTCAAGCTTGCAAGACAACATGCAAGGGATGAAGACCGACATAGAGATGCACAGCACCAAGCTAGAAACACTCTCGTCTAGCATGAAGGACAACATTCAGCATGTGAAGAATGACATCCAGAGGCACAGTGATGAGCTGGATGCATTGTCCTCAAGCTTGCAAGACAACATCCAAGACGTGAAGACGGACATAGAAAGACACTGTGATGAGCTAGATGCTCTCTCTTCACAGGCAATGTCTTCTCTGTCTAGCATGTCTGATGACATTCACGCCACGTCTGAGACCATACAGCGAGTAGAGACCGACATGCAGATGCAGACTGGTGTGCTAAGCGCACAGCTGGGAGCAATCGAAGCTGCCATGCCGAAGATATGGGAACACACAATCAGCGTAGACATCAAACACATCGCTGGCCAGATTTGACGACAAGAGAAAGTAAGAGGTAGAAATGTTCAAGTGGATAGCAAAGAAGTTCATCATCGGCAAAGTCAATGACTTGCTAGACGAGTACAAGGGCAATGTTGCCAAAGTGAAGTCTACGCTTCAGCTCTGGCTTGCAAGGCTGGAGAAGGTGCTTGCGTGTCTGAGCAAGACCCTCTCAAAGCTTGATGACGGCAAGCTTGACGAAGAAGAGCTGAAGCAGACTGTTGACGATGTGACCGCACTTGTGAGGGAGTGGTGACATGAGAAAGCTTGCCATTGCTCTTGCCTTGCTTGTCGCTGGATGCACAAGTCCATTCTACAAAGAGGTGGATGGAACATCAACTGTATTAGGCGTCTCGCTTCCCGATGAGCAGTACATCTAGATAAATGCACTGTCATATCTTGGTGGGTCAAAGACTATCGTAAGAGAGCCAGCAAAAATAACACATGAATATGAATGCTGCTCTACAAACTCTTACTTTGGAGTTATTCACACGCAAGAGCAGAGAAAGAGCAAAATCACAGTGTGCGCTACAAACATGGTCAGCGGTGTCTAGGCATTGCGCTAAGCCATGGGGAAATGCTATAATACGCCTCATGGCAAACAAAAATCTAGGTCTCAATGATGCAAAGAAGAACAAGAAAGACGAGTTCTACACTCGTCTTGAAGACATTGAGAACGAGCTGCGGCATTATCGACACCACTTCAAAGGCAAGGTTGTGCTGTGCAACTGTGATGACCCACGATGCAGTAATTTCTTTAGGTACTTCACTTTGAACTTTGAGCTGCTTGGCTTGAAGAAGTTGATTGCCACTTGCTACAAGAACCAAGATGTTGACTTGTTCTCATTCAACAACTGTGAGCGCGCCGTGTACCAGATTTATGAAGGCGACAAGAATGGGAACAAGAAGGTCGATGACGAAGAGATTGAAGTGAAGTATCTGGAAGAGGACGGCGACTTCCGTTCGGTCGAATGCCTTGCACTTCTTGAAGAGGCGGACATCGTTGTGACCAATCCACCCTTCTCGCTGTTCAGAGAATTTGTGTCGCTGTTGATGAAGTACAAGAAGAAGTTCATCATCATTGGACATCAGAATGCCATCAAGTACAAAGAGATTTTTCCGTACATAAAGAACAATGAACTCTGGCTTGGGTACGGCTTCAAAGGCGGTGCAGGCTACTTCATCAATGAGCATTATGAAGACTATGCTAAAGGCGGAGACCATAAAGAGGGAATGATTAGAGTCTCTGGTGTGCATTGGTTCACCAACTTGGAAATAGAAAAGCGGCATGAGAACATTCCATTGTTCCGCAAGTACACACCAGAAGAATATCCGAAGTATGAGAACTTCGATGCAATCAATGTAGACAAGACGTGCGACATACCATGTGACTATGATGGTGCGATGGGTGTGCCGATAACGTTCATGGACAAGTACAACCCAGACCAGTTTGAGATAATAGGCGTGGGGATTGCCAATCTAGGACTTGCGTGTGGTGTACAGCCATACAAGCCAGAGCATAAACATTATAGGAAGACCGTTCAAAAGTGTGGTGCTGTTGATGGTGATTTGTACATGATGGTCAATGGCGAAGTTGTTGTCCCATACGCGCGTATCCTCATCCGCAGAAAGAAGGCCTGACAATGGACATCAATCTACACACGATTCGGATTAGGGATTTGGTCAACGGCTATGTTGACTCTGGCATAGGCGGCGTAGTTGCATACGGCGGCAATCTCGATGTGAGACCGGCATACCAGAGGGAGTTCATCTACAACGATGTGCAGCGTGTTGCGGTCATCGACACAATCATGCATGGATTCCCCTTGAATGTCATGTACTGGGTGAAGTGCCAGGACGGGAAGTTTGAAGTGATGGACGGACAGCAGCGGACGATATCCATCTGCCAGTTCTTCAACAATGAGTTCTCTTTCAACATGCGGTACTTCCACAACTTCGAGCAGACCGAGGTTGACAAGTTCCTAGACTACGAGCTGATGGTGTACTTCTGCGAAGGCACGGACACGGAGAAGCTGAACTGGTTTAGGACAATCAACATCGCTGGCGAAGAGCTGTCGCCGCAAGAGCTTAGGAATGCCGTCTACCATGGTCCGTTCGTCCAAGACGCGAAAGTCTGGTTCTCAAAGCCCAATGCGCCAGCGGCGAAGATTGGGTCGAGCTACATCAACGGCAAGCGAGAGAGGCAAGACTATCTTGAGCGCGCAATCGAGTGGATTTCTGGGACCAAGGGCGACGGCGTAGACCAGTACATGGCAATCCACCAGAAGGACCCGAACGCAAACACGCTGTGGAACTTCTTCCAGCAAGTCATCACATGGATTGAAGCAACGTTCGTCCACACAACAGACCGCCTCAAGATATTGAAGGGTCTGAACTGGGGATATCTCTACACGAAGTACGGCTCAAAAGTTCTGGACACAAAGGCAATCGAGGCTGAGACGCAACGCTTGCTGATGGACGATGACGTGAGCAACCACAAAGGCATCATCCCATACATTCTCGGCGAGGGCGAGAAGTGCCTGTCGATAAGAGAGTTCACCGACTCTGAGAAGCTTGCGGCGTTCACACGTCAAAAAGGGCTTTGCAACAAGTGCGGCAAGAAGTTCCCAATCGAGCAGATGCATGCCGACCACATTGTGCCGTGGAGCAAAGGCGGCCACACGACGGCTGCCAACTGCCAGATGCTGTGCCGTACATGCAATTGGACCAAGAGCGACCAATAGACTCTAGGCTAAATAGGCCTCATGCCCATAGATGGCCCTAGAAGGGCCTCAAATTCCAGCCATATAAACCTATCGTCTGGCACATAGAAGTGTCTCTGAGTGCCTCCAGCAGCCCTTCTGAGGTGTCCAGACCTATTTTTTAGCGGTCAAACTGGCTTGTGGAAGCACGATTCACCCACAGACCATTGCCAGAGGCCGCGAGAGAGGCTTTAGCAATAGGACCAATTGAACCTTCATCCAAGACGCTCCAGTGTCTCTGGATGAGGTTTTCTATTGTTGCATAGTGTCATGCAGACCAAGTGACATACTACATGTAGTGGTGTGAAAATTTTTCAATGCCTTGAGTGGCTAAAGCTTGATTTTTTTGGCACTCTTTATGGCGTTTTTTGGGAGGGATTTGTTCTTTGAAAATCTATTAAATGATTTATTGGGTGGAGTGTACCAGTCCATCTAATAGGTGCAACGGGTGTTGCATCGTGGACTGGTGCATGAAGCCCTCTAAAAAACAAAGGAAAAAATGAAGAATAAAAATACTGATAAAGTTCTGAACGTCAATGCTTCAGACAAACACAGCACTAATGTTTACATGGTCATGTTAGTCGATGCTGCGAACATGTGTGGCCTTAGAACCACCATGTACAACAGTAAAGACAGGGCTAAAGATGGTGCAATGGAATTACTGAGGAACTTGATTAGAGCAATGCCAAAATACTCATACATACAGTGCTTCAGAAACAAATCTGGCGCAGTCGAGTTCATACTTGCGGACAAATCACACGCCATGATGTATGTCTTCACCTACCATGGGCTGATAGTAGGTAAATCTATAACAAAGGATGAAGTTCTGTCAGACCAAAATTATGACAACTGGGTGAAGTCTCTTCCGCAGCTGCCAGAAGGCTTTGAAGACATAGACGTCGAAAAAGCCGTGTCAGTCTGCTTGGACGAAGGCTGGTGCATTGCATCAACAGAGAATGGACTTGTGCTGGGTGAAGGTGTCACAGAACGTGAATTCCCAAGACGAGCATAATGCCCAATAGTTCAAACAGCTAACCATAAATGCCCGATGCCTTTAACAAGGTGTCGGGCATTCTTCTGATGACCCACAATGTGAAAAAAAAACTTTAATGCCTTGAGTGGCTAAAGCTTGATTTTTCTGATAGGTTTAATGGCGCTTTTGGGGAGGGATTTGTTCTTTGAAAATCTATTAAATGATTTATTGGGTGGAGTGTACCAGTCCATCTAATAGGTGCAACGGGTGTTGCATCGTGGACTGGTGCATGAAGCCCTCTAAAAAAGAAAGACAACAAAAAATGAAAGAAACCAATAGTAACGAAGTTCTGAACGTCAATGCTTCAGACACAAATGAGAACAACAGCACAGCTTGCGCTGTCAATGAATCAACGGATGTTGAAACAATGATTGTGTATGCTGTAGAAGCTGTCAATGCACAAGACGAAAGTGATGTGTACTATCAGTTCATATCAGACAACAAAGATGACATAGATACAATTGCCAGCAGTTTGCTTAGACAATACATTGCCAACATTGACGAGCAGCGGAGAAAGAACAACCGCACTGACTTCAGATTGAAGCATGACAACCACAATCGCTTCATAATTGAGGACAGCAATGGACCAAGGTGTTTCTTAATAGCTTATTGTGACAGAAAGTGTCCTGTCACTCCTAAAGTCATTGAGGGCATAGCTTGGGGTAAAAAAATAGCCAAGAAGGCTGAATCCCACAACCCAGACTGCCTGAAGCATGTAGATTCTCACGCTCTCCTCAAGTTTATGCAGACATGTGGGGGTGCTATAGTGTCTACAGACCATGGCATTACGTGTGTCAAAGATGGCAAGCACATCTTTTTCCCTATGTAATGCCTAATAGCTCAAGCAGCTAAACCCCAAGTGCCCGATGCCTTTAACAAGGTGTCGGGCACTTTTTTTTTCGAACTAACAAGAGTTTGACCACCTAGGGGTGAGAGTTCTCGCAAAATCAAGATGGACCACTTAGCACTTTGAGATGGACCACTTGACTTTATATTGACAAGAGATGGACCACTTTGGGGTACAAGATGGACCACCTGACTTTATAAAAGATTCCTTCATTAAAAAACTCCTATTTCTCCTATATAGAATACAAGCGAACCGCTCTTGGACCACTTTGTTCAAGTGCAAGTCCTTTGGACAGGGAATCATTGAACAAGAACGAGGTATATAGACTTTGTTATGAAAGAACATATTAGACCTTTGAACCAAAAAGAGCATGTCAATCCTTTGAACAAGAAAGAACATATTGGTCCTTTGTCCATATAGCCAATAGGCGGCGAAGCCGCCATGTTCCTTTGGTACAACGCAGGGGCAGCGGAGCGGCGCAGCCGCCCGCAGCCACGCTTCAGCATTTCGCTCTTGGCATTTTCATGCGAAGAGAGTAATATATAGATGTTCACTGCTCATAGAGTAAGTAACAATTGTGCTGAATTTGGTCGTTCGGCATAATTCTGTCATTATTGTTGTTGGCCGAAAAGCTCATCACTCAGTAGGCCACTCTTCATCCAAGACCAAGTTTGAAGACAAATGATGACAGACAATTGACCAGAAAGAGACACAACAAAATGATAGAAGAAGAACTAGAGAAATATGTGCCGTACAAGGCAATGGTGCTTGAACAAGTGCTAGTGTGGACACTGCTTGACATTGCGCAGTTCCACTTCAAAGACAGCGACAGCTATTTGACGAAGCTCAAGTCAATATTTGCGAACGCCAAGAAGGACGGCAATGGGTTCAACAAGGCTGGCAACTATGCGTTGAGAGAGTTTGAAAGATGGCTCCACATTGACTCTTGGCTCATAGACTTCATCTGCGGCAGACCATGCATCAACGGAAAGAAAGTCCGTGTTGCCAATCTCATAATGTCTCAGCTTGAACAGCAGTCAAGGATGATTCACTATGTCGGGAAGAAGAATGTCACATACACGTCTGGAAAGACCTTTAGCCATTTGAGCTTCTGGTTCATTGACACACGTTGGGTCAAAGGGATGTTCAACAATTCAAAGTACATTGACCACAAAAACTCAGACTGGTACTGTGAAGAAGCGAAGTACATAATATCCAAGATTGCCTATCCATATTCGCGTATGAAGGCAAAGCACTTGAAGAAGACATTTGACAAACTGAAGAAGATTGCCGAGGACAAAAATATGACTAAGGAAGAGAAAGCGAAGTTGAAGGAAGAATGCGAGAAGGGAATGCACGCATTCTCGTATGAAGTGCTGGTCAAGGACATCGAGAAGAGAGAGAAGACCAAGCTAAGGACAATGCAGACACGCATTCGCAAGATGACACAAAAGGCGATGGCGGAGATTGTCATCGAGAACGAGAAGCTTAAGAACGAGAACAGCGCATTGAAGCAGCACGTCGAAGAGCTTGAGGCTGAGCTGAAGCAGTACGCTAGGGCTGAAGTGCCAGATGACTCTATCAGCTATTCACTTGACGAACAGGACAAAGCTGTTGTTGAAGCATGCGAAGCAGAGCTGGCTAAAGACAAATTTGACGACACACTCACAGACAGTGATGAAGCTCTTGTAGATGAATGTGTAGAGATTCATAAAAGACGGGACAAAGCTAGTGACAGCGCGACAGCTAAGCCTGTCACTATTTTGAATGACCCGAAGCTTGCTGAGCGCATAGAAAAAGTCAAAGCCGGTCTTCAGAAGATGTTCGACAACAGCTGCATTTCACTTGAAGAAGCGAAGCTGTTTCTGAGAGCCAAGTTTGGAATGAAGCTTGAGCTTGACAGACCACATGAGATTGACTGGATTAAATATCAACAGCCAGAAAGCATCAAAGAACGGTGCAAGTTGTTCAAAGACTCAGTTGACGCTATCAACAGAGGCGAATGGAAGGACGCTTCAACTGAAGACACAGCTAAAGTTAGAGACAGATGTGAGATGCTTGAAGCTCAGTTCAAGAAATGCTCAGCTCTCTAAGTGCCGATACCAGATTCTCATGTTGTTGATGTCGGCACGAAGGCATTCTGTTGCAGGAACTTGGAACTCTTTGGTGTTGACTTCAAGCACATCAGCAACAACATTCCCAAGTGACTCAGCTTCTTTTATCATGCCGATTATGTAGCCAAACGACAGTGGGGCGTTGTCACCTTCTTTGAGACCGTCGGCAACTCCCCATCTTTCATAGTGTCCATTCTCAAGACGCTCTACCCACAGTATTTCTTGCATGCAGCTTCTCCTTTTAGTTGGTGTTTTCTTCAGCTTCAGCCATGTGCTTGACATCAAGATACACTATCATAGTGTGAAAGTTCTTTGCTACTACATCAAAGAAGTCTTTCTTGCCGTAGTCTGGATTGCTGTTTGTCTCTGTGCCGTCTTCATTTGGAGTGATTTTGTTCTCTTCTTCAAGTAGATGCTTGCCGTCAACGCTTATGATGAATCTGGTTTGAGTTAGATGGTCAATGTTGAAGTCATCAATCTCCGCTGCGCATTCAAGATATTTGAACACTTCATCTATTTCCCAGTCTTTCAGCTTTGCAACTTTGTCATCTGGCATTCCCACTACTTTGCCGAAGCATTGCGGACGGCTCTCAAACCAGAAGTTCCTGTTGCTGAAGTTCAGCTCTATGACATACATATAGCTGTCATCGTTCAGCTTCAGCTTGCACGCTGGCATAGAGAAGCAGGAGGCTTTGCTAAGACTAGGAAACTCATCACTGTCAAGAATCTTCTTGAACACGTTGAACACAATTTCGTGTGTGCTGTGGAAATATGAGTCTGGAGGAAGTGCTTCCATCCTTCTTTTAATTTCTTCTTTGATTTTGTCCTCATCAAACTTCAAGCTGGGAAGTCCATATAGCTTCGTCTTACCCAGCACAAACTCTGGGTGTTTTCTAGGGTCATGTAGCTCGCACAAAATGTCATACCTTATGATTTCTTTCCGAGGCTTGTCGTCCTTTCGCCATGCTCTCTCAAAGAAGCACAGCTTCAGCTTTGTATTAACTTCTATTCCCATCTTCATTCTCCTTTAGACTTTAAAGGCCACCGCCTCTTGTGAGACAGTGGCCAATAGCATATCAAATGCTGTAAGTCTTAGTCAAGCACCTTGAAGAAGTGTGCCGCGTCTTCTCCCTTGAAGTTGTCGCATCCCCAAGTGTGTGCCTTCTCCCAGAGCTTGTTGTAGAGTTCCACGTACTCATTCACTCCGCGCTCATACCAGAACCACAGCTTGTGGTTGATTGCCGTGCAAAGCTCAGTGAACATCTTTGCATTGTCCTTCCATCCATTGAAGCACCGCGTCCACGTGTCCTCAATCGCCTTCTCACCGTAGCAGTCTGCCACGCTGAAGTCAGCGTAGAAGGTAGAGTCGGGACGGTCATTTTCAACTTCGGGATATGCACATTCGAACTTCTGCTTGTCCGTCGTGCCGTACTGCTTCACTGCCATGTGTATTGGCAGGATTTGACGCACCTTAGCCATGTCAGCCATTTGCCACTTCCTTTCGATTGTTGATGAGTTCATTCAAATGCGCTGTCACACAGACCGCACCCTTCTTGTACAGGCACACACAGAGCAATGTGCCGTCTGGCGCATACACTGCCCAATGGCCTGAGCCGTATTCTTCCATTGTGTACATCATTCTTCCTCCGTCATCTGCTCAAGCTGCTTGATTCGTGCCATCACAACTTTTGTGTTGCATTCATCACAGCATACGCCTTCGGTCTCAACTGGATGAGGGTTGTGTCCATGCCCCTTGAACTGCTTGCCGCAGATGCAGCATTCATGCGTCTCAAGAGAGTCCGCAATGCGTTTCAGCTCCGATGCAATGTGTCCAACCTCCGCGCTGATGCGAGGGAGATTGGAGCAGATGATGTTCATCGTCCTGTTCTCGATTATTGTCATCTTCATTCTCCTTTCACATCACTTTAGTTGTCTGGACATTGAAGTCGGTCAGCGGAAATCTCTTGTTGAGAGTTTGATATAGCTTCATGTAGAACTGTTCTCTGTTCGTGCAATCTGCTATGTCCGTCATCCGTGAGCTGTATTGTCCATACGTAGTGTGGAAGACTATAGTGCGGCACGGCTTGGACACCTTGAGAGAAGTGAGAGACAAGTAAGCGCATACTGCTTCAGCGACTTTGATGAAGTAGTTGCCTCCACAGTCAAGCTCAAAAGTCCTGAAGACCCGATTGCCGAATCCCTTCTTCTTGAACCGTGAACTGGCAATCTCATGCCAGCCGTCATGATTCAGAAGCTCATCACACGTTGTAGCCACATGCTTTCTGCTTGTGATTTCCATTGTTGTTCTCCTTAGTCGTTGTACAGACAATAGCACTTGTCATCTGTGTAGGCGAGAGGGATGTTGATGTGGTTGTCTTCAGCAACGACCTCGCCTTCAACAAGAACGCCCTTCTGCAATTTTGCTATGCGCAGCTTGAAGCCCTTGGAAACATCATCGCAGTACGTCCCACAACAGCCACAGCGACACGCGTGGTCTTTGCCGTAGTAGATGGTAGTGATGTCGTCCACATCCCAGCCAGCGAGCTTGAGGAAGTCATCAATAGAGACTTTAGTAGGCTCAAAGAATTTCATCTTCATTGTCATTCTCCTTTCATGCAATCTTAGCGAAGACCGAAACGTCATTCGCAAGCTTAATCATCTTGAAGAAACCAACCGCGCAGACTGCCATCTTGCGCTCAGTGTAGGTGATGGGGTTCTTCCAGCCAATGGTCGGAAGTCCGTTTGCTCCCTCGCAGATGAAGCCCTTGTCATCTGCATACAGGAAGAAGAGCTTCTTGGCGCGCTCCTTCTTCACCTTCACTTCGTTGTTCTTCTCGTTCTGCTTCTTCATTTTTGTTTCCTTTCGTTTTGTTGTTTGTTTTGCGGCCGCTCATCTTAAGCACCCGCTTACGTTATATATTATAAACTTTGTCAAGCGAGAAGTACACAGCGAAGTGAAAGAAAATGCTGCCTCTTTCGAAGCAGCATTCTCTGTGGTTTTCCACTGGATTATATGTTGATTCCCTACATCACATCGGGCATGTTCTCAATGCCTTCTTTCATCTTGTCCATGCTCTCATGGAAGTATGTGTCCGTCATCTTCAAGCTCGAATGGCCGACAATCTTCTGCACAAGCATTGGACTCATCCCAGAGTTGATTGCCATGGATATGAACGTGTGCCTGAACGAGTGGAAGCTTGCCTTGGACCGCTGCCTTCCCTTCTCGTCTTCAACCGAAGTCGTGATGCCGCAGCTCTTCATGAGCTTCACCACCTTTGCGCTCATCTTCCTGTTCTTCATCCATGTCTTGGCATTCTCTTCGCTCACGAACTCGCCTTTCCTCTCAATCTTCTTCAACGCTTTCATCAGCGCTGGATGCATCGGGATGTCTATAGGCTCGTCATTGAACTTCTCCGTCTTTATCGGAACTACGTGGAGCATCGCATTCTCAAAGTCCACGCTCTCCCACTTCATGCATGAGCAGTCGCTTATGCGGAGACCAGTGTAGAGGCCAATCATAATCAAGATTCGCATGTCATCCGTCTCTGCCTTCATCAGCAGCTTCTGGACTTCTTCATTCGTCAATGCCCTTCTCGCTGACTTCTTCGACACACGCTTCTTCGTGAAGCCGTCCCATATTCCAGCCTTGAGATTGAACTTGCTTCCAAGCTCCTTCCACACACGCTTGAACAAAGACAGCTGGAGGTTCCACGACATCGGGCAAGCATTCAGCTGCTCAAGGAACTCAGCGCACAGCTCTGCGTTGATGTCCTCTGCGAACTTCACCTTCTTCTTCATCCAGCTCGCCAGCGTCTCAATCTGCGACTTGTACAAGCTCTTGGTGCTGTCCTTCACATCGCTGTTCTTCAGCGTCTCTTCAAACGCCGTCCAAAGCTCTCCAGACTCAAGCTTCTCTCTTGTGCGCGTCTCTTCAAGCGACGTGATTCTGTTCTGCAAAGCTCTCAGCACATCGACTTCTCTCTCTTCCCTGTACGGACGTGTCAGCCGCTCAAGGACTTTGTACGCCTTCTTCTTGTCCGTCTCACCAGTGGACTTGTAGTGGACTTGTCCCTTGTACACCCATCTAGCAAGCCACGGCTTGCCTTCGCCCTTGCTGAGCAAGGTCCCGAAGCCATTCTCTCTTCTTGCACTCATTTTTTAATACCTCATTTCTATTGGATAGTGTACGCTAATTTTCTTAGACACGTCTAATATTATCAAGTTTTTGTCAAGTAGTACATAGGAAACAGGTATATAGTTAGTGACCAATTATTGGGCCGTTTTCGGAACTTTTGAACAAAAACAGCCCAAATTTGCAGTTATAGACTTTTTCTAAGAAAGTCTACAAGTGAAAAAACGAATCTACAATCACTCCAACAGTGAAAATAAGGCCTCTTTTGACTGTAGACTTGACCCTAGGTCATATTATATCATAAATTGAATCGTCCATGCAGGCTTAATTCTGGTGAACGTTGGTATACAGTCGGTGACCATTCGCGGAGTTTTCGCCGTCACCGTGATAAATAAGCTATGACGGCCAGCAAATACGTTGAGCCGAGAAAGCCTAAGAGAGTATATAGCAACATGACAGCATACAATAGACAACAGGACGAAGCCATTGAGAAGATGTGCGCATAGCGCATCGACCAGTGGTATGTGCAGCATGGCATTGACTTTGAGAGAGTCACTGATGAACGGCAGTTCAAAGGCATTGACTTGGTGGTGCATGGAAAGACGCGCGACATCAACATTGACGAGAAGGCGAAGTTCCACGGACTTGAAGACGGCAAGCCTCTGATGGCCGTCGCATTTGAGGTGAGCCGAAAGTGCAGAGACGGCAGCATCTAGCAAGGGTGGTTTGTAGACAAGGGCAATGAGACGGACGTGTACTGCTTCTTGATGCCGAAGCTCAAGCTCAGCGATGTCACATTTTCACAGACAACAGCCGACTACCACTTCATCAGCTCAATGGACGCATTGTTTGTCCAGAAGAGCGATGTAGTTGACTTCATTCTGAAGCAAGAGACCATGCTCTTTGGAGAGGGCTACAAGATATAGAGCCTAGACGAGATTGTAGAGTTCGCAGAAGACATGATTCAGCATGACACTACACACATGAGCCGCTGGAGCAACGCATTCTGGATGACGCGCTCGACAAGCTTGTGGGAGCAGCCAGTGAACGTAGTCATCCCATTTGAGACATTGTGCGGTTTTCCGCATTCGAGGTATATAGCAATATGACAAACTCATGACAGAGAGGTACATAGAGACATGAACAACAGCAAGACCAAATACATAGACAACGACATCCTCACCCAAGAAGTGAAGAAGTCACAGGAAGGCAAGGCACCTACAGAGAAGCTTTGCCTCATGCTCAGAGAGATATCCACACATCTTCTCGGAGACTCACGCTACAGGAGATATTCCAAGGACATGAAGGAAGACATGTGCAGTGCCGCACTTCTGAAGTGCATCAAGAACATCAAGAACTTTGACGAGTCCAAAGGCACCGCATTCAACTACTTCACCAGATGCACCGAGTGGAGCTTCTGGCAGACGCTCGGCTCTCACTACAAGCAAGTCAACTTGGCGCGAGAGCTTTGTCTACAGTATGCCAATGACGTGCAGGACTTCAACCCTGCATTGGCACAGTAGATTCGTGACTCACAGATAGACCCTAACAACTAACAAAGGAACAACAGCAATGAATGACCTCACCACAATAAAGACACTGCTTCTCATACTGACAGCAGTTGAAATGTTCAAGCTCTTCTTTGGCATCATCCGCTCAAAGTAAGTACAGAACGAATGAAGAATTGCCCTCTTCAACAAAGACACCATTTAAGCAAGCACTAGCATGTTCGGGCAATGGACACGCTAGTGTTTGCTCTTTATGTTTGATGACAATGAAAAAAGACAAGAAGACATTGATTGCCGTGACAATCACCTACAAGCCAGTCCCATAGCTGATAGACTTCCTAGAGTCCAGCAAAGACATATACATCCCAGTCGTGGGGAATGGAGCAAAGCACAGAGCAGAGCTTGGCAGCTGGACAGAACAGCACTGCCTAGCCGATGACTCCTATGACGGCAACATATCCAGCCGCAACAGGACATTGAATGAAGCAACAGTCCTCCACATGCTTCTCCATGACATCATGCCAAGGACAGAGGCAGACTACTATGGACTATGCCACTACAGAAGATTCCTCAGTGCTGCATCTGTAGAGCTGTTAGAGAAGAGCGACTTCGACATAATATGCGCACCGTCAATACCAATGAAAGTGTTTGGGCAGCCAGTAGACGTGGCAACTCAATATGCGATATGCCACTATGCCTCAGACCTCAATCTTCTTAGAGACACATTGAATGCACATGGACTGCTGGATGAAGGCACATGGAGCAAATGGCTCGGCCTAAGCATTCTATTTGCACCATGCAACATATTCGTCGCCAAGAAAGAAGTGTTCAAAGAGCATGCTTCCGCACTCCTAGATGTCGCAGTAGATATTGACTCGCTGCTGAACGTGTCCAGAAGGGACAACTACCAGAAGAGAGCAGCATCATTCTTGACAGAGCGCGCAAACTCATACCTCATGTTCAAGGCACTTGAACAGAAGAAGTGGCACATTGGCGAAGCAAGCATAGAAGAACACCTTGACTGGAAGCCAGAAGATGCAAAGGACCAGCGAGGGATATATTCAGATGGAGAATGAAAATACATACATCAAGGAAGACACTGTGCATCCAGAGGCCTCAGACGGCCTTCTGGATGCGCTCTGGGCTGCACTCGCACATAAAAACGATTGTAGACTTTTTGAATTGTAGATTTTTTACCCCCCTATTTTCGAGGTCGAAAGCGACGAGAGATGACCCAAGAAGGCGAAGTCTATCTTCATGTGGTGGTATT